GTTGGAAAAGTCTTTATAGACGATGTTTGGTCGGGAGGAAACAAGAAGGACGGAGACTACCCGCTTCTATCCAGCGCGATAGGTGCGGGGCTTTATCATCCAAACTGCAAAGACAGCCACACTACTTACTTTCCTGAGCTCCATGCCGGAGAGGAGAAGTGGACTAAGGAAGAGCTTGAGGAGGTAGCGGAAGACTATAACCGAGAGCAAAAGGAAAAGCGGATTGAACATCAAGTAGAAAAGTTTGAAAGGCTGTCTATGTTCTCGCTAGATCCGGAGAATAAGAAACAGTACGATTTAAGAGCGCGGCTCTTAAAGAAACATGTATTTTTCAAGACCGGTAACATGTCCTTAGAAGAATATGCAGACTATAAACGATATGTTGCGTCGTTCAATGCGGTCTCTCCTGAAAGAGCTGTAGAGGTACTTAGGAAGGATGCAGAAGCCTGGATTGAAAGCTTATCAGAGCCTCAAAAGCAGTCGATAAGAAAGTACAGCTATAATCCGGGCGACGCAAAGCCAAACCGGTTTTATGAGCGCCTGAATGCGTTACTTAGAAACGGAGAGATAGATAAAAATCCAAGAATGAAAGAGCACGCTGATCGAATGTCAGAAGGAATAGCTAAGTTTAAACTGACACACAATGTTGTAACCTACAGAGGAAGCAACTTTGATTTTAGTATGGGTGCAAAAGTTGGTGAATTTTTTACTTCAAAGCAATTTATAAGCACGTCTGTACGCAGAAAAGGAATCATCAAAGGAGGATACGATTATAAGCTGTATGTGTCCAAAGGTAGTAATGCGGCGTACATAGAATCTCTAAGTCATTTCCCTAATCAGAGAGAACTATTGATTGACAAAGGAGTTCTTTTTAAAGTATTATCGAGACATGGAAATTTAATCGAATTGGAGGTGGTAACATGACGAATAAGGAGTATAAAAGGCTTCTTGCTGAAAGGTATAAATCTTGGCAAGAAGAGAAAATTGGGGTTCATATTCTCACCAAGGAAGAAGTTGAAGAACTCAAAAAGAAAGGCATCATAAAAGAAAACTAATCTACCACCGGTCTTCGGTGGTATTTTATTGCCTAAAAAGGAGTGATTATGGAGCAGTTCAAACAGATTTACAGGATTCTATCTATCCTACATAAGGCTATGGACTTGGAAGAATGGGACAGCAAACTGCTTTCTCCGGAGGCACTGGGAATCAGTCTTCCGATGTGGTCGAGGCTTATGGCTATGCTCCTTAAAGAAGGATACATTACAGGAGGGGAAGCGTGGGAGTCCTTTGATGTAAGCTACCCGAAGGTAAAGCTTGTGCGGCCTGAGATTACGCTTAAAGGCTTAGAGTATTTGGAAGAGAACAGCCTCATGAAGAAAGCCGGAGAAATGCTGAAAGAGGTTATCCACATCGTAAAATAGGAGGAGTGTATGAAGAAAGAAAAGCTATGGGACTGCTGGGAAGATTTTTCTTGGTTCTCCAAGCTGGCATTTATCCTGTCTATCCTGGCATTAATAGGTGTAGTAACGCACTGATTTCATTGCGATAGGCGCCCAAAAGGGCGATTATTGAGATAATTAGGGCGATTAAGTCAATCCATTTGTCCAGTAAGTATCTTTTGAGCGCTATGGAATTGAATGCTCTAAAGTGCCGCCCTTTGTGAGTGAGGACTGCCGAAAGAAAGGCTTTGTTTTCACCTATTCGGGTGATACGGATATAGCCTTCCTGCTCAAGGTACTCAAGACAGGATAAGAAAGAATCCCAGCTTAGAAAGTCGGGAGGATTTAGTTGTTTATTTACATCGAAAGTAAAATCGGGAAGATTGTAGAGGTAGTGAAGCACCTTCTTAGAAGTAGAATCTATCATGCGTTTTCTCCTTTTTCTTTCATCATATCATGCTTTAAAGCACTGCCCATAGGGCGGTGCTTTTTATATTGCCCGAAGGCGTAAAACTACGAGGAGACACCTTGCAAAAACAGGGGAACTATTTTGTGAGACACACATAAAACTGGAGGAGAATATGGAAAACAATGCACAGGGTCAAGACACCCAACAAGGAACACAGCAGTCTAATAATCAGCAGACTAGTCCACAGGGAATGCCTCAGAATCAGAACGGGCAGAGCATGCCGGGGGTTGATTATGACAAGCTTGCGCAGATTATTGAGGGAAGAACTAAGGCGGCGGAGGAATCAGCCATGAAAGGCTATTTCAAACAGCAAGGCCTTACACAGGAAGAGGTAGAAAAGGCAATTAACGCCTTTAAAGAGGAAAAGGCAAAGAACACGCCTGATTTAGCTACCCTTCAAAGCGGTCTTACTGCTGCACAGGAAGAGGCTAAGAGGGCAAAGCTTGAACAGTTTGCTACTATGCAAGCGGTAAGCTTAGGACTTGATGCTAAAACGATTCCCTACGTCTTAAAGATGGCAGATTTTACTGCTTTAGACGGAAAGGAGCTTAAGGAAGAGGATGTTAAGAAGGCGCTGAATAAGGTGCTTGAGGATATCCCACAGCTTAAGGCTTCTAATACCAAGGCTACAGGGTTCCAAGCCGTAGGTGCAAACGGCGGTAGCAAAAATGAGAATGAATCGGAGGCATTAAAGAAAGCCTTCGGACTAAGTTAATCCTAAACAGGAGAAAGGAAATTTAATTATGGCAGTATATCAGTACGCAGAACAGTTTACACAGTTTTTGGCACAGAAGTATGAGAAGGAGCTTTGCTCTGATGCGTTAATGCACAGTAATCCACAGATTACCTTCCTTAATGCGCAGACCATTAAGCTTCCTCGCCTTACCTTGTCCGGCTATAAGGACCACACAAGAACCGCAGGCTTCAATGCCGGAAACATCGCTAATGACTGGGAGCCTAAGAAGCTTGCCCACGATAGAGATATTGAATTCTTCGTGGATCCTATGGATATCGATGAGACAAACCTTGCTTTGGCTGTTGCGAATATCCAGAATGTCTTCGAGACGGAGCAGGCAATCCCTGAGAAGGACTGCTACAACTTCTCTAAGCTTCACACAGAACTTACTACCCACCACGGTAGAATCGACAGCACTACTGTTCTTACTGCACAGAACATCCTGGCTGTCTTTGACGAGGAGATGTCCAAGATGGATGACGCAGGAGTGCCTGTAGACGGCAGAATCCTCTATGTTACTCCGGCAGTAAACAAGCTGTTAAAGGAAGCAGACGGCATCCAGCGAGTAATCACTGTAAATGGCGCTAATGAAGTAAACAGAAACGTGCATTCTTTGGACGATGTAACCATCAAGATGGTTCAATCCGGACGCTTGAAGACCAAGTACAACTTCACCGATGGATGCGTGGCCGCTGCCGATGCGGATCAGATTAACTTCATTCTGGTTCATCCTTCCTGCGTTGTGGCTAGAGACAAGTACGCTTACATTTCTCTTTTCACACCGGGAACCGATTCCAGAACCGCAGACGGATACCTTTACCAGAACAGAAACTACTGGGATCTCTTCTTAATCGAGAGAAAGGTTGCAGGATGTGCAATGCACGTAACTAAGCACTAAGGAGGTAGAGAGTGAGAGCAGTAAAAGAAAATAAGGAATACTTCATTGAGGAGTCTCAGAAGGGATTCTACCTTGGACAGGGATTCGACATTTACGACGATGCCGGAGACCTTGTAAAGGCAGGAGCCGGTAAGACTGTGTCCTATGAAGAGTATGCAGCGCTTCAGGAGAAGCTGGAAGCACTTGAAGCAGAACTGCAGAAAGCCCAGTCCCAAGGAAAAGGGAAGAATAAAGGGGTTGAAACCGTAGAGGACGGAGGTAACTAAGATGGTTCCTTACCTGGATAAAACGAAGTTTATTGAGAGGTACGGTACAGGCGTTCCGGAGGACAAGATAGACGAACTTTTAAACAGGGCAAGTAGGGACATTGATACTTTAAGCTATAACCGCATTCGTGGGATTGGGTTTGGGCATCTCACTGACTTTCAAAAAGAGATTATCGAAGAGGTAGCTGGAGAGCTCGCCCTTTTCAAACACGACAACGCGGAATTTTTAGAATCGCCGCTAAGCGAGTATAGCCTTAACGGAGCAAGCGTGAAGTTATCTTCCAGCGAGAAGGTAATGATAGAAAAGGGGGTGACAATCAGTCGCTCCCTTTACGCTTTGCTCTGCCAAACAGGGCTGTGCTGTAAGGCGATATAGGAGGAAGTATGAAGTATCCTTGTTTAGTTCCCAAAAGCCTTTGTAAGGTTCCTATCGAGGTGCATTTGACCAGTGAGGGGATAACGGAAGACGGAGAGCCTGAACGCTCTCTTGATTTAAGTCTTCTTTGCAATTTCCAAGACAGCGTAAAAACCATTTTTACGGAAGAAAAGAAGCTTGTGGAGTGTACCGGAACAGCCTACTTCCCGGGAGATATTGCAGAGAACTTCCCTAGTCTATCTGGAGGAACTGTAACGGTTTTTTCTGAAGAAAGAGAAATCGTTCACGGTATGAAAGCAAGGAATCCTGACGGGACGGTGAATTATTGCAAGCTGGAGGTAAAGTAATGAAGGCTAAAAGCACGGTAAAAATGAACTTTCCGCGGATACAACAGCTTTCTAAGGCGGCCGTAACCGCCCTTGCCATGACGGGAGAGGCCGTGCATAGCGATGTGGTGCAGAGCCAAGTAGTACCCTTTAAAACCGGTAATCTGCAGAACGAAGCTGCCTTTGTAGACGATTCTGATGCGGATAGAGGAGTTGTGAGGCTTGTGCACTCTACGCCATACGCAAGAAGGCTTTACTATCACCCGGAATTTAACTTCGATACGTCCGAAAACCCCAACGCTAAAGGGCAATGGTTCGAGGACTGGGAGAAGGGCGGAGAGAAGGAAGACTTTGCAAAAAATGCCTTTAAGAGGTTTTACAAGGAGAGGGGGGATGTTTAGTGCTACCGCTGAAAGTAATTCAGCAGCTGATTAAGGAGAGCGACCTTTTTAAACAGGTTTATATTGGAAAACTGGATAACAAAAAGGAGAAATCCCTTGGAATCTATCACAGGAAGTCAAGCGGTACGCCTATCAAGGCCTTAGGGGGCTTAGAGAATACAAGCTACGGCATTTCTCCAATATCCTTGTTAATCCATTGGAATAAAAGCTTTGTGGAAACGGAAGAAGTGGCCATAAAGCTTTTTCAATTTTTACAATCGAAAGACAAAGCATTTCAGATAGGCGATACCGTGGTTCGTTACCTATCCTTGGCAGTACCGGAACCACAAGACGTAGGAACTGACGATAGCGGAGTCTATGAGTTCGTTATCTGGATTGATGTAATTTATGAAAGGAAATGATTATGAGCGAAGTAGCAGGAAAAGTATATCCGGTGCATTCTAATCAGTTTAAGTTCGGTCTTAAGGGCATGGACAGTAAGCCTCAGGACATGGCAACACCAAAGGATCTTGAGAACTTTGCGCCTACCATCGATGGAACAGTGGAGAACTGGTTTGCAATGGATGCGGAAGGCTGGTCTAAGGCGGCTATGACCGGTAAGAAGATGTCCTTTAAGTTTAAGGGCAAGAGATGTGTAGGAGACAAGGCAAACGACTATATTGCAGACCTTGCTTGGAAGTTTGGACCCGATGTAATGACACAGTTTGAATGGACTATGGTATCCGGCGCAAAGCTTACCTGTCCCGTAGTTATCAACGTAACCACACCGGGCGGTGGAGACACCACAGGAATTGATGCTTTGGAGTTTGATGCGGAGTGCTACGGTAAGCCGACTATTACCCCTGCACCGGCTACACCCGGAATCGGAGGTTAATTCATGAAGAAGATTGATATTACGGACAGGCTGAACTTTGAAGAGAACAGCTGCTTAATCATCAAGGGAAAAGAGATTGAAGTAAACAGCGATGCGCCTTCCATGTTGAAGGTGCTCCAGTTTATGAGCGGTGATGCCGGAGCGAAGGAGGTAAATGAAGCTTACGAGACTCTGTTTCCCGTGGCATCCAGAGAAAAGCTTGCAAAGCTTAAGCTTAGCTTTGACGACCTGATTGTAGTGATTAAGGCAGCTGTGGAGTTAATCACGGGAGAGAAGCAAGAAAAAGAGTAATGAGCCGTACTATGACCTGTTTGAAGACTGGGACTTGATTGTATCCAGCTTCCTGTCACAGTACGGCCTTCGTTTATCTACGAAGGAATTTAAGACGGTTGACTGGGCAGAGTTTTCTGCCCTTTTATCCGGTCTATCCGCGGACACTGCCCTTGGTAAGGTAGTGGCAATCAGAAGTGAAACAGACCAGGATACCATCAAACGATTTTCTTCGTACCAAAGGAAGATTTACGACGACTGGCGTACAAAACAGAGTGAAAGAATGACAGAGGAAGAATACGCAGCGGAAATGAGAAAGCTGGAAGCCAGCTTGTTTTCGCTTTTATCGTAGGAAAGGAGGATAAATGGGAGATAGCGTAGGTCAGGTAAGCCTTGACTTAGTCCTTAACAAGGGCGATTTTGAGGCTGGACTAAACGGCATATCAAAGCTAGCTGCTAAAGCAGGAAAAATGATTGCCGGCGCTTTTGCGGTAAAAAAGATTATAGATTTCGGTAAGGAATGTATAGAACTAAGCTCCAACCTTTCCGAAGTGCAGAACGTAGTAGATACCGTCTTTCCTACAATGAATAAACAGATAGACGATTTTGCAAGGAATGCTGCAGCGCAGTTCGGTCTATCTGAAACCATGGCTAAGAACTTTACCGGTACTTTCGGCGCAATGGGCAAAGCCTTTGGCTTCTCTGAGGGGCAAGCCTATGATATGGCTACTGCTTTAACAGGCCTTGCCGGAGACGTAGCGTCTTTCTACAACATGAGTCAGGACGAAGCTTATACAAAGCTTAAATCCGTGTTTACCGGAGAGACGGAAAGCCTTAAGTCTTTAGGTGTAGTAATGACACAGACCGCACTGGATGCCTTTGCCATGGCCAACGGCTTTGGTAAGACTACTAAATCTATGTCTGAAGCTGAGAAGGTAGCGTTGCGGTTTAAATTCGTGCAAGACCAGCTTTCTGCTGCACAAGGCGACTTCATGAGGACGTCGGACGGCTGGGCTAATCAGGTAAGACTTTTGTCCTTGCAATTTGATAGCCTTAAAGCCGCCATAGGTAGTGGCCTCATTGCCGTACTTAGTCCCGTAGTTAGGATGCTGAATATCTTAATCGGTAGAATCCTAACTGCCATAAGCGCTTTAAGAAGCTTCTTCTCCATGCTTGGCGGCACTGCAAAGCTTGCTATCAATCCTAAGGGCGTAACAGCCGGAACGGATGCCGTAGCAAAGAGTGCAGATAAAGCAAGCGGTGCACTAGGTGGTGCAGGAGGTGCGGCTAAAAAGGCGGCTAAAGATATAAAGAGTGCGACTACAGGCATTGACGAACTCAATATCCTTCCTGATCAGAGCGATTCCTCCGGAGGTGGAGGCGGCGGAGAAGGTGGTGGAGGTGGTGCAGACTTCCCTGTGGAGTCCTTCGATACCGGTGCGATGGAAGCCGGTACTGCCAAGATTGATGAGCATTTGAAGGGGATCGTTGATAAGTTCAATGAACTCAAGAATCTTTTTATGTCCGGATTCTGGGAAGGTCTAAAAGACACATCAGTACTCGACTCCATCAAAGAGAACCTTAAAGGAATTGGAGAAAGCCTAGTCAACATTTTTACATCAAGCGAAGTGCTTAATGCCGCCAATACCTTTGCTGACAGGGTTGCAGTTGATCTAGGGAAGATTGCAGGAGCAGGAGTAAGTATCGGACTTACCTTCGTAGATTTCTTAAGTGGTTCAGTCGAGAAATATCTTGCGCAGAACACAGAACGCATTAAGAAATTCATTGTGAAGATGTTTGATATTGAAGGAGATATCGCAGACATTCAAGCGAACTTCGCAGTAGCCATAGCCGATATCTTTTCTGTGCTTCAAGGCGATAACTTTAAGCAGATAGGGGCAGACATCATTAGCATTGTTTCGGATATTTTGGGAACTTTCATTGTAGTTTCTGAAAGCTTTTTCCGTGATTCTATAGATGTGATTTTGACTCCTGTTGTGGAGTTAAAAGACCGGATTATTGAAACCTATAACGCGCTATCTGAACCGGTAATGCAGGTTTTTAATGACCTGGCTGAAATATTCCACATGTACGGAGACACTATCATAAGTATCTATGATAACTCTGTTCACCCGCTATTTACCTTGATGAAGGAAACCATCGTTTCGGTAGGAGATAAATTCTTAGATTCCTTCGGCACTTACATTCTTCCGATAGTTCAGAAAGCGGCAGACAAGTTCACAGATTTTAAGGACAATGTCATTGCGCCTCTCATGCCGAAATTCGAAGAAGTTTTCGGAAAAATATCGGAATGTATTCAAGTAGTGTGGACTACCGTCATAGAACCTTTTATTGTTTGGTTCACCGGCGTTGCAGTACAGCAAATCGGCATGGCGTTAGATACTGCTGTGAATTGCTTCTTCGCATTCCTCGATGGGGTAGGAAAGGTAATTGATGGCGTCCTGACTGCCTTAGGCGGTCTTATGGATTTTATTATCGGCGTGCTTACAGGAGACTGGGACAGGGCGTGGAACGGTATTAAAGCCATATTTGACGGCGTATGGAGAGCAATAACGGGTATCTTGGAAGCTATGTTAAATGTAATGCTGGCAAGGCTCACCGGTATGCTCAACATGATAAAAAAGAACTGGGAAGCTGTCTGGAAAGCAGTATCTGATTTCTTTAAACGCATTTTTGACGGTATTAAGTCCGCGCTTAGCGAGAAGATGGAAGCTATTAAAAATGGAATCTCCACGGCTTTAAATACCGTAAAGGAAAACTGGGAAAAAGTTTGGACTAATTTGAAAACTACTACCGTGTCTATATTTGAGGGCATGTGGGGCGGTATCAAAGGCGTAATCAACTCTATTCTCGGCGGTGTTGAGTCCATGGCTAACGGAGTAATCAAGGCCATTAATAGCATGATTAACTCTTTGAACTCCATAAGCTTTGAACTTCCTGATTGGATTCCTGAAATCGGGGGAAACAGCTTCGGGCTAAGCATCCCCACGGTACCCACGGTTTCCATCCCAAAGCTTGCTAATGGTGGCTTTGTAAAAGCAAACACTCCACAGCTTGCCATGATTGGTGATAACCGGCACTACGGAGAAGTGGTTGCTCCGGAAAACAAGCTGGAAGACTTACTAAACCGGGCGGTGTCTATGGCATCCAATCCCGGTATTTCCGCAGAACACTTTGAAAAGATGCTTTCCTTCCTGTCCAGAATCTCTGAGCAAATTGAAGCTATGGATCTAACGGTCTATGTGGATGTTCGAGAGATAAAACAAAGGCTTACCGACTTGGAAGGCCGAAGCGGATACAGCTTAAGGGGGTAATATGGCAACTATAACAATCAACGGAAAAGAATTTCCCGCTCCGGACATTGGCGGCAATCTTGTGGTTGCTACCAATGTTTCAGCCGGAAAGAATGCCAAAGGCGAGTTCGTTGGCCAGAAGGTGGGGAGAGACCAATACAAATTTGATTCCCTTCAGTGGAAAAGCTTAGATGCTAAGACTTGGGCAGATATGCTGCAGGAGTTCGATAAATTTGTGGTGGTCGCAAAAATCCCAGATATGGTCCATAACCGTTTTCAAACGATTAGGATGTATCCAGGCAATAGAACGGCCACGCCGATAGCCTTCGATAAGGCGGGACTGCCTACCATGTATCGGGATTGCAAGGTAAACATTGTAGACTGCGGAATCAATTAACCGGGAGGGGCTATGCTTCAAGTAACAAGTGCATACAAAGAAGAAATGAAAAAG